GAAGGCAACCTGATCGGCCCCAATCCAGATGACATACCCCTCTACACCGCACCACCAAAGAAGCCTTGGGTTGGGCTGACACTAAATGAAGCAGAAGAGTTCTACGATAAATATACCGACAGAGCGGAGCTTATAAACGCCATAGACAGTTTCCTTGAGGAAAAGAACACATGAGCACATTACCCAAAGCCCTGCGGCTGGCTGATGCGCTGGAAGAACTTGACGCGCAATTCAGCCACACGGGTTTATGCGGAGAAGCCGCTGCCGAACTGCGCCGGTTGCACGAAGCATTAGAGACAGAGCAAGAGCCGGTGGCGTGGCTGAAAACTTGGTCTGATGGGTCTGTGTCTGTCCTAAAAACTAAGTCGCATGCTTTTGCTGACCATGAATTAGAACCCCTCTACACCGCACCACCAAAGAAGCAATGGGTCAGTTTGACAGATCAGGAAGTATGGCAAGCAATTGATAATGTGCTTGAGGGTGGTGGTTGGCTTGATGTAGCAAGGGTTCTTGAGCAGGCTTTTAAGGAGAAGAACACATGAGTGAAAACAAGAACGCAAAAACACCGGCGGATGACGGTCAGCCTGATGCGTGGTGCAACGGAATGCCCGCTTACGAGGGTCCGCTATCAAAAGAACAACGCAAACCACTGGTACAAGACCTTGACGCACCGTTGACCTTAAATGGCGTTCCCCTCTACACCGCACCACCAAAGAAAGAATGGGTTGGGCTGACGGATCAAGAAATAAACAGTGTTTGTTACAAACGGGATTGGACTGCGCATTGGACTGATACGACTTTTGCCCGAGCCATTGAAGCCAAGCTAAAGGAGCGCAACACATGACGGACGAAGACCTGTTGAGGTATGCCGCAAAAGCGGCGGGGTATGTTGAGCCAACCATGTATAGGCCGAAGACGAACTGTCTTTTGTGGGTCGGAAAGGAGTCCGGCGCGTCCATATGGAGCCCATTCCGCGACGACAAAGATGCTTTTCGCTTGATGGTCGATTTAGACATCGGCGTTCATCACGGCTGGACATTCGCTGACGAGAAGGTACCGTATGCAAATGTATGCGCCCAGCATATCCCGTCAATGATTGAGGTCGGGGAGATAAAGGGCGATGACCCAAAAGCCGCAACTCGCCGCGCCATCGTCAGAGCCGCCGCTGAGATTGGCAAACTGAAGGATAAGAACCATGAACAGCCATGAGGTTCTTGCGCTTGCCAAGAAGGCTGGGGTAATGATCTCGGGTCGTCCAGAATTTGAGGAGTCGGTTAAGCAGTTTGGCAAGCTGATCATCAAGCGTGTAGCGCCAAGGCCGTTAACGCCAACGCAGCTTGCATACCTTGAGGCACTTAAGGATTGGAAGTCGCTGCAAGACTTGGCCGACGAGTTCAATTGCACTCCGCAAAACGCCCTGAAGATGATAAGGGCGCTCGAGGGAAGGGGGCTGATCAGCAAGACCTCGCTGTTCAAACGGCGCCTGGATCGCGGGGCCTGGGCCTACTACTACCGAAAGAATTAAATGGACGAGAAGAACATATGAACACCACCCTTGAATCCACTAAACAGATCGCTATGAAATTTCAAAACAAGTTGCAGATTGAGGTTTTTGAAACCTTGCTCAGCATCATGCGCGATGAGAACACCCCGGCACGCGATCGCTTAAAAGCCGCCGAACTTTTGACGCGCCACGGCGCCGAAATGCTTAAAATCGCAGGAGCAAAATAATGAGTGCTATAAAAACCTGCCCGCCGTGCCACGGTGATTGCAGCCAAGGAAGGGCGTGTCCGACAAGGTCTGATGAGGTTACGCTCGTGCTTGGTGGCGCTTTGTTCGGCATTGTTTTTGCCGTGCTTGCCTGGGCGATGCTATGAAGCACATAGCAGGCATTTGTGAGTGGCGTGACCCGGAAGAGGAACCGCCCCCGCTTGGCTCGAAGATGCTGCTGCTTAACCCGGCAGGCGTTGCCTGCATCGGAACCTGGAGCCGAGTATTTATCGCTTGGGCGCCATTGCCCAAGATTCCCCCGAACGTCAAACAAAAACTGGAGAATAGTTATGAGAACCTGGGCCAATACACCCGCAATGCGTGACGCCTACCGCGAATGGTACGAGAGCACCGGCATCAAGGACCAAACGCTTGCGAACTGCTGGCAGGCAGCCTGGAATGCGGCACTCAAAAAGCGCGTGGCCAGCAAGCAGCAGGACCTCTTCGGCGTATCGTCTTTAGCCTTCGCAAGGTCGACCGATCCCGACACGAGCCACGACGCTGCCAAGTCCTTTGATCCGACTGCCTTGGAGGCAAAGGTCCTCGAGGTTATCCAGTCTTACGGTCAAAACGGCTGCATCAAAGACCAGATTCTCCGGCACTTCCCTGCTGATGCTGCTCCGACCGTTACGCCACGCTTAGCGCCGCTTATGCGCAAGGGGTGGATCGAAGACACTGGAGATCGCAGAAAAGGCAACAGTGGCCGCAATCAGCGCGTACACAGGGCTATTCGATGACCAACAACGAGAAGCAGTGGCTCAACGACTTATCGGAGATCGGCTGCATTCTCTGCGCTTACTTGGGCACACCAGGGACCCCGGCCGAGATTCATCACCCTCGATCGGGGGTCGGTATGGGTAAGAAGGCCACGCACTTCGAAGCTATCCCTTTGTGCCCGGAGCACCATAGGGGAAAGACGGGCGTACACGGCCTGGGGACCAAGGGCTTTCCAAGGCATTACGGGATTACCGAGCAGGACTTGCAGGCCAAGGCAGCGCTGATGGTCGGCACTCTTCGGGCGCAACGTACCGTTCGTCGGCTGGATAAAGAAAATAAGCCAGGAGGATAAAAACTGTGCTGTAATCCTATCCACAGCAAGTCGCTGTGAGAAACAGGAGAAACCAAATGCAAACAGCAAGCCTTGTAAACAGCCTCTACAGCCGCATGACAGTCGGTGAGCCAGCGCCCTACGTTGGTATGCCTGCAACCTTGCTTTCGTGGACCGATCGCAACCCCTGCACGGTTGTCGAGGTCAACATGGCCAAGCGCTACATCGTCGTGCAAGACGACGATTACAAGCGTATTGACAGCAATGGGTTGAGCGAGTCGCAGCAGTACGAGTACACACAAAACCCCGACAACTGCAAGCGGATCTTCCGCAAGATGAAGAACGGACAGTGGGCCCAGCACTTCATAAACCCCGAGACCAATCGCCTCGTTAAGTCGGAAGGCTGCGGCCTTCGCCTCGGTGAGCGCGAGAAGTACCACGACTTTTCATTCTGACTGCCATGATGATCTACTGCGACTACATTGCCGCGCTCGTTTTTGAGTCCCTGGAAAGGGACCCGAACGGGCTCATGAAGGACCCTTCCGGTATCGAGTTGGACCTTACGCCGGAGGGTGCATACCTAAGTTCTAAGAAGATCGTCCGCGTTCAGGGTGAGAATGGCCGCAAGTACAAAATCACCGTGGAGATCGACGATGGACGATAAAAGACTGCGCCTTCTAGCCTCGGAAGCAGGCCTTAAAGACACGATCGAGGACGTGGCATACATCGCCTACCTGAAGGACCTCGATCGGTTTGCAAACCTGCTGCTGAGCATGGAAAGGGACTCGGTATGCAGGATTATCGACACGGCACAGATCCCAAAAACGGAAGCCGAGCGGATTAAAAAAATGATCAAGGAGCGCATATGAACGACCCGACCGAGCTTTACAACGCCGTCCGCGAGATGGTGAAGGACCCTAGTCTTACGACCAGGGAAATAGCCGAGAAGACCGGCTACAAGCAGCAGTACGTCAGCCAGCTACGCAGGCGGCACAAAGACAACGAGGCGTGGAAAGCGGCTCGAGAAAGAAAGCAGCGGGAAGAGTGGCAAAAAGAGCAGGACAGGATCAAAGGCCTTATCGCTGAGGCGGTGGCCAGGGAGCGCGAGGCTTGCGCGAGGCTTTGTGATATTGCGGTCGAAAACTTCACCAGCATATCGCTGCAAGTCGACGACCATGACGGGATCGTTATGGAACACGCGAACACTTGTAATCACTTGGCCACAGCTATTCGAGCAAGGAGTCAAGCATGAGCGGCGACAACAACGCGAACCAAAAGCCAAAGTCGTACCTGGAAAGAACGGGGCTCATGGACAAGCTCGAGGCGGACGATGCTCAGACCTGGGCCGCGGTTGCGATGATTGTCAACCGGGAGAAGGTGGCCAAGTGGATGATCAGCCGCGGATATGCGACCGGCCATGGTGACACGATCGAGGACCTGCTGAAAGAGTTGGACTGGCAGATCGAAGAGCGTATTAAAAACGCAAGGGGAAATAAATGAAATTCAGAAAAAAGCCCGTGGTCATTGAAGCCACACAATGGTTCAAAGAAGGTGACCACCCGCATGTAAAACTGCGGAAAGGTTCCACAGCCAACAATTTTTCAGCGTACATACCAACGCTTGAAGGGCCGATGGAGGTCACCACTGGCGACTGGATCATCACCGGCGTGAAGGGTGAGCACTACCCATGCAAGCCAGACATCTTTGAGATGACTTATGAAAGGGTGGAAGGATGAACCGCGAGGACATCATGACCTTGGTTGAACGTTACGCACTGGCAATGAGATTGGTAGATCGCCACGGCAATCAATATGGCGACCGCGACTTGTTGACGCTAACGCATCTACAAATCCGAGAAGGTTTGAAGGCACTTGTTGCTTCCGAGCGTGAAGCGTGTGCGAAGACGTGTGAGAACAAAAACACACTGATTGAATGGCCAACATACGCCGCCGCTATACGTGCAAGGAGTTAAACATGACAGGCAACATCAAACCGTTCATCAAGGCTACAACCCCTGACAACTCTGATGTCATAAACATGCTGGAGCAGTGGCTGGAAGACGCCAAGTCCGGGGAGGTCGTCACGGTGGCTATTGTCGGCAAACGCGTAGGCGGCGAATGGCAGACCGGCATGAGCAGCAGTCAAAATCGCCTTGAGGACGCCGCAATGCTCATCGAGTTGGGGATGCGTCGGCTTGGCTTTAACCCGCAGAGGTGACAATGAACTACGAACCACCGAAGGGGTGAACATGATCTGCCCCTACTGCCGAACCCCAAAGGGTCAGGGGTATAAGACCAAGATTCTCGAGACCCGAACATTCTGGAACCCCGAAAGGCATTATTACTTCGTAGAGCGCCGCCACAAGTGCAAGCACTGCGAGGAGGAATTCTGGACCGAAGAGCGATCACCAAGGATAAAGGAGCAAACATGAACCAAGACCTGAGGGACCAAATCATCGATGACCTAAAAGGCAAGGCCATCAAGGGCAAGCAATACGCCTTCAACATCGACAAGCTAACCGCCTATGTCCAGCAGCTACTCGACGAGGAGCGGGAAGTCTGCGCAACCCTGGCTGAGCCGGTGGGCATGTTCGGCGTGTCGGACCTGATCAGGATGAGGATGTACAAGCAGCCCGAAGTGGAGGTACAATAGGGGCGTTTTCTGTGTGTCTCCTGGTTGTGGGTCCTTCCCCTCACGACGTTACCCCCTTCCATAGGGGGTTTTTTTCGTGTATCCTAAAGGTAAGTGCTTGATTTTTGAAGGAAAATCAGAATGGCCGGAGGAAGACCAACCGACTACGACCCCAAATATTGCGAACTGGTTATTGCTATGGGTAGAGAGGGGAAAAGCAAGGCGCAGATCGCCGCGACCATAGGTGTCACTAGGGTGACTATGTGGGGCTGGGCGCAAAAGCATGAAGAGTTTTTTAACGCCTTGGCCCTTTCAGAGGAACTAGCCCTCCAATGGTGGGAGGACATAGCCCAGGATCACCTGAAGCAGACCAAGGACGGCGTGACCCTGAACACCTCGCTCTGGTCCCGCTCGATGGCCGCAAGATTCCCCAAGGACTACACCGACCGAAC